TATCTATAACGGCGATTTATCCGTTAATTATTTTGTTCCAATTAAAACATTGTACTCTGACAATTTCCCACAAACAGGAAACGATGGATCTTCCGTCTCTATTACTTTGCGTGATTTTTATTTTTATTTTGAGTCAATTACAGCACCAAGAATTTTATTAACAGATGTATCTTTAAGTTTTGCAATATCAACAATTTTAGATTCTGTTGGGTTTACTAATTATACCTTTAAAAGGTTAGGATCAGAAAAAGACCCAATTATTCCTTATTTTTTTGTTGCCCCAGAACAAAGTTTAGCCGAGGTTTTAAATCAACTTGCTATCTCAACACAGACTGCTATGTTCTTTGATGAATACAATAATTTTGTTATTATGAGTAAAAATTATGTTATGCCAGAACAGAATGAGAGGGCAACTGACTTAAAATTAATTGGCAGTAATAACCAGTCTACTGTAGGTATAATTAGAAATAAATCAATAACAGATCAACTTCCAAATATCATTTCTATATCGTCTCAAGATAAAAAAGTATATAACGATGGAAAAATTAACTATACATCACGATACATTCAAAGGTCATACGGTACAGTAAAGCAGAGTGCATTAGTAGATCAAGAAAAAACCTGGATATATAAGCCAGCATTACTTTGGGAAGCCTCTGGAGATGACTCAACAAAAACAATTAATGATAAAGTATCTAAACAATCAAACTTTCTATTGGCTGCATTGCCACTTAATTCTAACCTAGCAAACACTCCTCCAGTTGTTGAGAATGGAACAGTAATAAATAACACCTTTGATGTTGGTGAAAATATATATTGGATAAGTCGTTATAAAGGATATTTTTATTCTAGCGGGGAAATAATCAGATATGATGCTGTTGAGTATAATATTTCTGGCACTGGAAATATATGGATCTCTAGTAATCAAGAATATCAGGACTACTTTAGTAATTTGCCTTTTAATGGAAAAATATATCCAACTGGATTAATTAGAATCCTTTGCAACCCATATTACGAAATCATAGATGGAGAAACTAGAATAAAAAATGGACCAGTGTTTGAGCATGGCAGGGGGCAATTTGGAACACCAATAACTTTACATACATCGGGGCTATCAACTGATTGGACCAGTGATACAAATCTTCGTGGATGCAACATGAAATCTAGTTTGTTGTTTAACGTTAATTCTGAAATAGAGTATCCTATAAGTCTTACAGAGGGGGCTGCTGGAGTAAACAATCTTTTGGCTAAGAAGTCTTCCAGAACTGGAATAATTAAAAACTTTATGGCAACTAACTATTCAACAGAAACTGAATTAAACAGTTTGCTATCTACTCAAAGCGGAACCATTCAGTCCTCCGCTCTAGTTATGTCTGGTCCATCTTTTGAGTCTGGGGTGTCACCGTTAGACTTTATATCATATGTTTATAAACCACTAAACAACTCATTTAAAAGTTTTGGCACAAGAATGAGAATTATTGGAAGAGTTGAAAATAGTGCAGACAGACTACAGACCCCATCTGGCAGCACAACCTATTACCAATTGCCAGTTACACAACCTAACCAAAATGCAAACATTGGCGGTGGTTCTGGAGGAATGGGAATTATGGTAAACCCAGAAACCAATAACGGATACTATTTTGAAATTGTTGCTCTTACAGAAAAAAATATAGAGTCATACATGAAGATTCGTCCTGATGGCTCCACAGACATCAATTTATACAATATTGTATTTTATAAAATTAAAAAGGATAGTTCTGGAAATGCGGTTCCAATTAGGATGTGGTCTGGTTTGTCTAGCATCTTGGTAGATGATGGAAGATTCACTGGTCAATATAGATTGGCTGGAGAGGAGAATCCTACAGTATACGATCTATCTGTAGAGTATGTAGATATTGGAACTACAAGAAAATTTTACTTATATGTAAATAATAAAATGGTTGGTATTGTCGATGATGCAGAGCCACTAACAGCCTACAATAATATGTGTTTATTTGTACGAGGATCATCAAAATGTATGTTTGAAAATATTTATGCTTTAGGTAAAAACTATTCACAAAATACAGTCTTTGATGTAGCGGGGCCAATATCTGCTATATTCGGAGATACAAAAATTAACGCTAATGATTCTTTTAAAAAATATGCACTTAGCGGTGTTATTCAGTCTACATATTTACAAGGAGTTTCTGGGGTTCAGCCACCACAATATAATCTATACTATGATGAATTTGGCTCTATCTTTAGAGAGGTTTCTTATTTTGATATTAAATATGACAAGGCCTTCCCAGCACTATATGCACAAATCTCTCCAACTCCAAGCACAATTAAAGGGTATGTTGTTTCTGGATTTCAGGCAGACTCCTATGGTGCAGAATTTTTAGTATTTAATGCAACTGACTCTGCTCTAAACTTAGATGAAACTAGTGGAAATTATTTAAGAATTCAGGGAATAACTTTTACTCAAGACACTACATATACATTTTCAGTTGATGATTATTTTAATAAAAAGTCTAATTTTATAGAAGAAAATAATTTAGACAATACCACGGTTAGATCATCTTTATTTGCCATAAAAGATTATAATTATATTAAACAAAGCAGGCTAAACCATGGCATAAATAGTTTTTCTTTAGAAACTCCATACATACAAACCTCGGCAGATGCAGAAAGTTTATTGGGATGGATTATTGAAAAATCTATGAGGCCTAAAAAAATGGTAGGAGCCAACATATTTTCATTACCCATACTTCAACTTGGAGACCTTGTTAATGTTGACTATGTAAAAGATGATGTTGATATTGTCTCTAGCCCAGATACACAATTTGTTGTTTATAGTATTGAATACTCCAGAAAGAGTTCTGGCCCAGAGATGACAGTATATTTGGCGGAGGTGTAATATGGGTGCCTTAGACTCCGCAAACTGGGAAAGACATGCTGCTGCAAAAACTTATACTCCCGCTACTCCAACCCCACCACCACAACAACAGTCAATAGAAAAGTACACAGTTCAAAAAGGAGATACCCTTTCCCAAATTGCTAAAGATGCTGGCATATCTTTAAAAGAATTAAAAGATTTAAATCCTAAATTTACTTCAGATCCAAAATACAAAAATGGAAATATGATTTGGTCTGGAACAAAAGTAAATCTGCCTGGAAAACCAAATGAGCCAGTAGTAAAATATGAACAGCCAAATAACAATAATAACGATGGTGGCAATGATTTTAGTGGAAATTTTGATGGGTACTCTGCATTTGTAAATCCAATACCGCAATTGCCACCACCACCGCCACCCCCAACCACAGTTAAAATAAAAACTGCAACACCAGAGAATATACTATGGGACCCAACAATAATGCCTGTAGAGATATTAACTGATCTTATTTTTGAAGATATTGGTGGGCAAGAGTTGTTATCACTAATTAGACACGATACGGTAAGTGGAGATAGCGTATCTAATCAATTAATTAAAAATTTAACGTTTTTAAATCAGGAATATTCTTCTAAAAATATACTTGGCTTACAGAACACATCTGACAAATATTTTTCTAACTTTAGCATTAAACTTGACTCTAAAATTCCAGTCAACGGCTCTGGCCCATCTGGATCAAACATTTACGTTGACTCCACTACTCAGGATGTAGTGATAGACCTAGTAAATATGGAAATAGACGAAAGACTAGAAGTTCAAATAAGCATAGGTGGTACAATATATAGTATAACTCTTGGGGTGGTAGAATCATGATAACTAATACTGGTAAGTATATTATTGCAAAATATTTATTGGGTCAAACACCAGCATATGCTTCCTATATGGCACTGGGCTGTGGCTCTAAACCCTTAGACTCTACGGATACTCCAGAAGATTTTTCTGAAAAACAAAATCTTGATTTTGAAATGTTTCGTATCCCAATTAGTTCGAGGGGATACGTTGTAGAAAATGGTCAATCTAAATTAGTATTAACTGCAGAGTTACCAACAGAGGAAAGATATGAAATATCCGAAGTAGGAATATATTCTGCTGGTTCAAATCCAAGCGCTTCTGCAAATGATAGTCGACCTGTTCTTGTTTTTTCTCAGGGTGAAAATTGGCAACATATTACCCCTTCAGCAGCAAGCGATATTGAAAGAATCACAGTCCCCCTAGATTCTGCACTTTCTAATAATGTTATAGATACTACATCCAAGGTTTTTGAAAGTAATGCAGACAATAGAATTTTTTATAATGTTAATAGAGTAGATAGATATGAAAGATGTAGGTATTTTAATAATATTATTGTTCTCCGTGGAGATTCTTCTACAATGACCACATCCTCTGGACATCTTGTAGTTGGATCTAATCCAGAATACATAAAGACAAGTGGGATGTCCGTAAATTTTGAGAAAAACTCTCCATCAGATGAGTTACGTCTTGCATTTTCTGTAATAAATAAAGATGGAGATTCTTTATCAGTACCAGATACAGTTAAGATTATTGTAGAATTTACAAACAGCACAGACAGTGGAAAATTTTCTAGGTTTGAAACTGTAATAGATAATGGAACAGCCAGTGGCCAGCATGATTTTGAAAATAATAGATACTGCGTTATAACAAAACAACTTCAGCAGTTATACAGGTCGTCAACTTTTTCTTGGACATCGGTAGATACTGTTAACGTTTATGCATCAGTAGTTGACTCAGGCTCAGTGTCAAGTAATTTTTATGTAGTGTTAGATGCTTTAAGATTTGAAAATTTAAATACTCCAAACCCACTCTACGGATTAGTGGGGTATTCAGTAATTCAAAACGATACAGCAAAAACCATTATTAAGTCAACCAACACTAGTAATTATGTTGAATTTAAATTTAATATAGGTGTTGGATAATGGTAGATATTGGTATAAAGAAGGTTAGAATAAAAAAATCAGACTTGCCAAACCCTGTTGGAAATAACACAACCCTAGACTATAATATAAGATATAGAGTTATCTCAGAAGATCAAAATAGGTTTTCCCACTGGTCTCCAATTACTACACTTACCATAAATAATACAGGCGATGAGACTGGATTTGATCCAAACAATATTGTTGCCACAAACATTCCGTACAGCATTAATATAAATAATCAAGCACATACGGCATCTATTTCTTGGACTATGCCCTCATTATTAATTGCCGACCCGTCACCAGAAGAACAAATTTTACAATTGCAAGAAGCAGCAATATCAGAATTTGACGTGTATGTACAGTGGAAAACTGGGTCTGCACTAAGTAGTTGGATTTGGGTTGGTAAATCAACTGGAACTAGTTATTCTTTGTCCTATCCACACGGACAAGGCGCACCAGATGAGATTAAATTTAGAATTCAAAAGGTAACTATTATAAAAGGTCCATTTGATTCAGCAACATATTTAATTAGCACTTCAGAAAACCTGTAATGCTATAATAGTATAAGGAGAAAAATGGCAAAAATACCACTACCAGAAAGAGGTCAACCTTTAGATTTGACCTATATAAATTCATTAGCCGATGCGGTTAATACTCTTTACAATCAGGTATCTGTAAGCACCTCTAACTATGCTTCTATTGATACAACCAGCCAAGATAAGATTAACCTAAAAACATCTGAGATAGGCTTAGTTGCGGGTCGTGTAGAGGTATATAATAACGCCACTGTTACTGTTGCACAAGAAAAAGATTTTTCATATAACTTTACTAATAATTTTAAGTATGCTCCAATTGTGACTGCAACTCCAGTAAACGTAGGCAATACTCCAGCAGGCAAAAACGTTTCAGTAATTTTAAAGAATGTAACTACTTCTCGTGTTGAGGGAGTTGTAAGATTTGGAAGCGCTGGAGATTTATCTTTGTGGGTAAATTTAATTATAGTGGGCGTTCCCAATTAATGCTTAAATGCTCAAGGTGTAAGTCTAGGATGTTTCTTGATAGGCAATATAGTCGACCAGAACATTTAGAAGTTTTTTGTTTAACCTGTGGAAATAGAAAATTTTATAATCCACCATCAGCGTCAAGTGAGGGAGCATGGCTACTTCAAAAGGAAATATTGAAAGCCAAGAGTACAATCAGTCATCTATAATTAAAGGTAGCAGGGCTGTTTGGTTTTTAAATAAAGACCTAGTCAGAGTTCACCACTACAATAGATCAGACGGAACAATTGCGCTATACAATATTATTAAAAATAAACTTGAACTTTGTTTTATCTTAGACTTTAAAAAAAATAGAGAAAAAGCATACACTATAGCAGAAACTGCTAAACTTGTCAATAGACATAGAAAGTATATGCCAAGTCTAATAAGACGAGGAGTGATTCCTCCTCCGCTTGGATGTTCTGAAAATGGAAAGCGTGGTTTTCAAATTAGAGCATACTACTCTGAAAGTCAAATAAAAGAGATCCGTGATATACTTGCAAGTATACATATTGGGCAACCAAGGAAAGATGGTTTGGTAACAAATAATATGACGCCAACAAAACAAGAGTTGACAAGAAAAATGGGCGATGGTATACTTACTTATACAAAAACTGAAGATGGAAGATTTATTCCAGTCTGGAACGAATCAATAAACTAGTTGTTGGGAGACAATAATGAATAACGAAGAAACAAAAATAAATGTTACGCTGGGTTATACTTTAAATTTAGGAAATTTTCAATCTTTAAGATTAGATCTTGGCGTTGTTGATAATCGCAAAGAAGGCGAAAATATTAGCGATGCTTTTGAAAGAGTTTATAGTTTTGTTGAAAATAAACTTGCAGAAAAAATTAAAGAGGCTAAAGTAGAAATTTCTGAGTAATGGCTGAACGCAAAGAGCGCATGGCTTTGTTAAGTCGTTATAGCAAATTGCACACTGCTAAATACGAAAAAAAGCCTATGCTAAACTTAAATGTAGAGCAGTGGGCTGCGGATGCCCTTGTAGAGTCTTACGGAATTGGAGAATGTTATGATCTATTGGATTATTATTTTAATGTTTCTATGTCCCCTTCTTGGAATTACTTTGCGTACAATTGTGAGAAAATATTACAAGCAAAATTAGATAAAATTAAAGATGATCAAGACAGATTAGAAAGAAGAAGATTAGCAAAGGAATGGTTAAGTGAATAATACAGAGGCTAAATTAATATCCGCCTTATTAGGCGATAAACAAATGCACGTTTTGTTGCAAGCAAATGTAGAAAACTTATTAAGAACCCACACGGACCTGTGGACATTTATTAGAAAATATCATGAGGCAAATAATGCAGTTCCCCCATATTCTTTAATTGTAGAAAAATTTAGAGACTTTCAAATTGTTGAAGGTGTTGGTGCTACTAAGTATCACTTAGAAGAATTACAATCAGAATATCTAAATGATAGTTTAAAGGATATATTAAGATCTGCTGCATCTGATGTTCAGAATGGTAATGGCGATAATGCCCTTAACGGATTAATAACTAAAACATCTGAATTGAAAAAGAATACTGCAGCAATTAAAGATATTGATGCAACAGATTTAGAATCTGCTATTGCATACTATACACAAATGCAAAAAATGAGAGAAACTGGAAGCATTGGAATTAAAACAGGTTTGCCAGGATTTGACAACTATCTCCCATCTGGAATTATGCCAGGACAACTTGGTGTGTTTTTAGCATATCCAGGAATTGGCAAATCTTGGCTTGCTCTTTATTTTGCTGTTCAAGCATGGAAGCAAGGACGATCACCACTTATAATTAGTCTTGAGATGTCAGAGGTTGAAGTTAGAAATCGCATCTTTGCTATTATGGGCGAAGGCGTTTGGTCACACAGAAAGATAAGCAATGGCGAAATAGAGTTAGATATGCTAAAGTCTTGGCATGAAAAACATGTTGCTGGAAAGCCAGAGTTTCACATTATTTCAAATGATAGCGGTGGAGAAGTAAACCCATCCGTTGTACGTGGAAAAATTGATCAATATAAGCCAGATTTTGTTATTGTAGATTATTTACAACTAATGTCTCCAAACCAAAAATCTGAAAATGAAACGGTACGAATGAAAAACCTTTCAAGAGAACTTAAACTTATGGCTATTAGCGAAGAGGTTCCTATTATTGCTATCTCATCTGCTACTCCCGATGATGTTACTAATTTAAATACTGTTCCAACCCTTGGACAAACTGCTTGGTCTAGACAGATTGCATACGATGCTGACTGGGTCCTAGCCCTCGGTAGGGCAACCAATAGCGATATTATTGAATGTGCCTTTAGAAAGAATCGCAATGGGTTTATGGGGGATTTTTTAGTTCAAGTTGATTTTGACAAGGGCTATTATAGATATAAAGATTTTGAGGATGCAAATGTCAAACAATAAAAGATATTCGAAGGATCTTTATACCGACTCTCAGGTGCGTAGAGTTTTAGAGGGATCTGGTATTGATATTCAAAAAGAACTAGATACAGATTTTATAATTTTTTGCCCATATCACAATAATTTTAGAACCCCCGCTGGGGAAGTTTCTAAAACTAAAGGAACATTCCTATGTTTTTCTTGTCAAACAACAAGAGATCTTATATCATTTGTTAGTGAAATAACTCACAGGACTTATTTTGAGGCTATTAGGTTTGTTACTAGCAAAAGTCAAAATATAGATATTGAGACTGCAGTAAATAAAGCATTAATCCATATTCCAGAATATAAAGTTTTTGATGAGTTGATAATTAAAAGACTTAACAATCAGGCATTAAACTCTCCAAGGTCAATGTCTTATTATGAAAGAAGAAGAATAACAAGAGATTCTATTGTTAAATTTAATTTAGGGTATTCAGAAAAACAAGATATGATAACGATACCAGTGCACGCTCCAGATGGACTTCCAGTTGGTTTTGTTGGTAGGTCTATAGAAGGAAAAGAATTTAAGAATACTCCAGGATTGCCAAAATCTAAAGTTCTTTTTAATTTGCACAGAGTGAAGGCATCTAGCAAGGTATATGTTGTTGAGTCATCATTTGATGCAATTAGATTAGACCAGGTTGGTTTTTCTGCAGTAGCAACCCTGGGTGCAAATGTATCAAATACACAAATAGAATTGCTTCAAAGATATTTCAATAATATTATTATTATTGCAGATAACGATGAAGCAGGAGGAAACATGAGAGATAGAATAATTGAAAAATTAAAATCTCGTGTTTCTGTTATACAACTTAATATAGAATATAAAGATATAGGGGATATGGATGATAAGGCAATCAGGAATCTTGAGTTCCAGTTTGACAAGTCCATATCTTCTATGCTAGAATAAATATACAAACACAAAAGGAGAAAACATATGAGCGTTATTAAGGGACTAAAGAATATCAACGCCCTGCTCGACAAGCCAAAATCAGACACACCAAAAGTTCGCTGGCTAAAACTTGCTGACGGACAAGCAGTTAAAATTCGCTTTATTGAAGAGTTAGACGAAGACTCTGCAAATTACAATGCAGATCGTGGCCTTGCTCTTGTTGTAAAAGAACACGTTAATCCAAAAGACTATAAGCGAAAAGCAGTAGACACCATGGATGGCGAAGGCCGTGACTGGGCAGAAGAAATGCATCGCAAGGATCCAAAGGCTGGCTGGAGAGCACGCCTTCGTTTTTATTGCAACGTTCTTGTAGATGATGGCATTGAGCCACCATACGTAGCCATTTGGTCAATGGGTGTTAGCAAGCAGTCATCATTCAATACAATTCGTGAGTATGCCTTGGAGACAGGAAGCATCTCAAACCTAACTTGGAAATTAAAGAGAAATGGACAAAGTACAGAAACTAGTTATACTATGATCCCATCTTCTCCAGACAAAGAACCATTCACTTGGGAGGGTGTTACACCATACCCATTAGAAATGGCTCTACGTCGTGTTCCATATGCAGAGCAAGAGGCATTTTATCTTGGCTTTGATTCACCATCAACAACCTCATCAACCAATACTGATTGGTAGTATGAGTTACACTGGACTGCATGTACATACACATTACTCATTAATGGATGGGGTTGCTACTCCAGTAGAATACTTAGACCGTGCTGTGGCGCTAGGGATGACCTCTCTAGCGATCACAGACCACGGAACGCTTTCAGGCCATCGTGAATTTGCTCGTGAGGCAAAATCAAGGGGAATCAAACCAATTCTTGGCATAGAAGGATATATGACTAATGATAGGTTTGATCGTCGTGAAAAGGCAGAACGCACTGACCCATTAGACAATAACTATAATCACATTGTTCTATTGGCTAAGAATGAAAAAGGTTTGGAAAATTTAAACAAGATAAACGAAATTGCTTGGACTGAGGGATATTTTAGAAAACCTAGGTTTGACTTTGAGACATTAGAAAAGTATAAAGAGGGGATTATTGTTACTTCTGCATGCCTCAGTGGAATAGTTACAAAGGCTGTTGAACAAGAAAATTATGCAGTTGCAAAAGAAAAAATACAATGGTTTAAAAGAGTTTTTAATGATGATTATTATATCGAAGTGATGCCCCACAATCCAGCACAAATTAATATCGCTTTAATTGATTTAGCAGACGAATTTAACATTAAAGTAGTTGTTACACCAGATTGCCACCACTCAACAACAGATCAAAAAGAAATTCAAGAACTTATGTTAATTTTAAATACACACGCAAAATTAGAAAAAGGCGTTACATATGAAAAATCTAAAACTCATAAAGATATGATGAGACGCTTAGACTATTTGTATGGCAAAGAAAGAATGATGAGTTTTAATAAGTTTGACATTCATCTACTTTCATATGATGAAATTAAAAGCGCTATGCTAAAGCAAGATATATATAGAGAAGATATATATGAAAATACATTAGAGATTGCTGCAAAAATTGAAGACTATAACATAAAAGAGCATTTAAATTTATTGCCTGTCCAGTATAAAAATCCAGATCAGGAATTATCAAATTTAGCCTTTGCTGGTTTGGAAGAAAAAAAACTTACCAGTAGTTGGCTTGGTAACGATATTTACGAAGTTCGTTTAATGGAAGAACTTGAAATTATTCGTGAAAAAAACTTTGCTCCATATTTTCTTGTTGTTAGCAATATGATTAACTGGGCTAAAAAAGAAGACATTATGGTTGGACCTGGTCGTGGTTCTTCTGCAGGATCTCTTCTTTGTTTTTTACTTAGTATTACAGACATTGATCCAATCGAACACGGACTTTTGTTTTTCCGTTTTATTAACCCAGATAGAAATGACTTTCCAGATATTGATACGGACATTCAAGATTCAAGACGTGATGAAGTAAAAGATTATCTTGTTAGACAATATCGCCACGTTGCATCAATTACAACTTTCTTAGAATTTAAAGATAAGGGAGTTGTTAGGGATGTTGCAAGAGCATTGAATGTTCCATTGTCAGATGTTAATAAAGTTTTAAAGTTAGTAGATACATGGGATGAATACTGTATGAGTAAAACAACTCATTGGTTTAGAGAAAAATATCCAGAGATAGAGAAATTGGGGGAACAATTACGTGGACGTATTAGAGGTACTGGCATTCATGCTGCTGGGGTTGTCACTAGTAAAGATCCTATTTTTAGGTACGCACCGCTGGAGACACGTTCTTCTCCTGGTTCCGATGAGCGCATACCTGTTGTGGCGGTTAATATGGAAGAGGCTGAAAAAATTGGTTTAATTAAAATTGATGCTCTTGGCTTAAAAACATTAAGTGTAATTAAAGATACAATTGACGAGGTTGAAAAAAGACACTTTATAAAAATTAATTTATTAGAAATTGATTTAACTGATCAAAATATTTATGAAATGATTTCGTCAGGATATACAAAGGGTGTGTTTCAGTGTGAAGCAACACCATACACCAACCTTCTTGTTAAGATGGGTGTAAAAAATCTTTCAGAACTTGCAGCATCAAACGCTCTAGTAAGACCAGGAGCAATGAATACTATTGGAAAAGATTATATTTTACGTAAACATGGTAAACAAAAAGTTACATATCTTCATGATAAAATAAAAACAATAACATCTGATACGTACGGATGTATTTTATATCAGGAACAAGTTATGCAGGCCTGCGTAGAACTTGGCGGAATGACAATGTCTGAGGCTGATCAGGTTCGTAAGATTATCGGTAAGAAAAAAAATGCTAGGGAGTTTGATGTTTTTCAAGAAAAGTTTATTAGTGGTGCTTCTAATTATATTAGCCCCAATTTGGCTCGTGATTTATGGCATGACTTTGAAGCGCATGCGGGATACTCGTTCAACAAGAGTCATGCGGTTGCTTACTCTACACTCTCGTTTTGGACGGCGTGGTTAAAGTATTACTATCCAATTGAATTTATGTTTGCCTTATTAAAAAATGAAAAAAGTCCAGACAACAGAACAGAGTATTTAATTGAGGCCAAGAGAATGGGCATTCCAGTTAAACTGCCACACATCAACGACTCTGGAAAAGATTTTGAAATTGAGGGCAAGGGTATACGTTTTGGATTAACAGCAATTAAGTTTATTTCAGATAAGATTGCAGATAAATATATTAGTGCAAGGCCATTTAACACATATAAGGACGTTGAAACTTTTACCTTTACAAAAGGCAATGGGGTAAATAGTAGAGCCCTTACGGCAATGAACTCTGTCGGAGCATTAACATTTCAAGATAATCCACGAGACGATAAAAGAATTAAAGAAAATCTTTATGAGTATTTGAATTTGCCTGAGTTCAATACTGTGCTTCCATCACACTATCATGCCTTTATTCAAGACGTTTCGGACTTTGAAGAAAAGGGATCATATGTATTAATGGGTATGGTAAAAAATATTAAACGAGGCACTGGCTGGTCACGAGTAGAAGTATTAGATAAAACAGGAAGTGTAGGTATATTCGATGAAGAACAGACAACTATTGAGGCAGGTAACACGTATCTCATTCTTGCTAATGATAATAGGATTCTTTCTGCTATCCCTGTCGATCAGTTAAAGGGATCTCAAAATGCTTTAGTTAAATTTTTAGGATACAAACAATTGCCTTTTACAGAAGAAGAAATGTTTGTGGTAGCATTTAAACCTAGAACAACTAAGGCTGGCAAAAAAATGGCATCATTAACTTTAGCAGATACATCAAGAGATTTGCATTCTATTACAGTATTTCCAACATCTTTTGCAAGAGCATACATGCATATTGAAGAAGGAAAAGCCTATAAGTTTGTTTTGGGGAAAACAAAAGATGGAACAATTATATTAGAGGATGTGTTAGTTTAAAGTGATAAGGGGTAATAAAAAATGACAATGACCATAGAAGATGTATTAGCGCAACTTAATCCAAAGTTAAGAAAGACTGTAATGTCGGGAGACACGATTCCACCAACACAATATGCTGCAACACCAAGTTATGGGTTAAACAAAGCATTAAACGGTGGCTTGCCGTATGGACGCCAAGTTTTAATATGGGGAAGTAAATCAAGTGCTAAATCGTCCCTATGCTTACAAACAGTAGCACTTGCACAAAAAGAAGGAAAAATCTGTGCTTGGATTGATGCAGAAATGTCATATGATAAAAGTTGGGCTGAGTCACTTGGAGTAGATAGTTCAAAACTTATTGTTTCGCAATGTCGCACAATAAATGAAATGGTAGATATTGGAACAAATTTAATGAATGCGGGAGTTGATTTAATTGTGGTTGATTCAATTACATCTCTTCTTCCAGCAATTTATTTTGAAAAAGATTCAGATGAACTTAAACAACTTGAAAATACTAAACAAATCGGAGCAGAGTCAAGAGATTTCTCTAATGCCTGGAAGATGATTAACTATGCAAATAATAAAGTTAAGCCAACTCTTTTTATCCTTATTAGTCAAAGTCGTAATAATATTTCTGCTATGTATACTAGCCAGCAGCCTACTGGCGGTCAGGCTACTAAATTCTATTCTTCAACCGTCATTAAGTTATTTTCTTCAGAATCAGACAATCAAGCAATTAAAGGAAAAATTCCTGTAGGTGATAAATTAATTGAAGAAAAGGTTGGTCGTAAGATTAGGTGGGACTTGCAATTTTCAAAAACAAGTCCAGGGTTTCAATCTGGAGAGTATGATTTTTACTTTAGAGGTGACTCAGTTGGGGTTGACAGCATCGCTGATCTTATTGATACTGCTGAATTAAGGGGCATAGTAGAGCGCACAGGAGCCTGGTATATATTACCAGATGGCTCAAAAGTCCAGGGTAGAGAAGGATTTATCAATCGTGTAAAAGAGGATCTAGATCTTCAGGAGTCTATTATGAATAAAGTAAATGCATAATCTTTTATTCTTTATAGATAGAGTATAATCTTATTATGAATAAAATTGACACTACAGTATTTCAACATAAAGAAGAATTAGTATTTTTTTTATTGCATCATTTATCTAGTTTAGAAACTAACTACATTGAGGTTGCTGGAGAACTTAAAAATAAAGTTGTTAAATATGTAAGAAAAGAAGTTGAACCAAAAAATGTTATATTTGAAGACGTTTATTTTGTCAAACATTCACACAATGAAAAAACCTTTATGCCAGGATATATCAATAAGCACGGCAAAGGGTTATTAGTTTTTATGATTCAAATATCAGACTTTGAAAGCAAATACTCTATAGATAATGAAATTTTAACATTATCTAAAGGAAATGGCTTAATCTTGTTACCAGAAAATCAAGAATGTAAAGTTATTATGCCAGAGGATATTAATGCTAAATTAGATCTTTTGTTTTTTATTTTTTCAACAGGCAACAAAAGTCAAGGTAATATAATATAAAATGGAAACCTTTAACTATAAAAATTTACCAAAATATAAAGAATTAATATCTAAACAACTATACATACACGATAGCGACTTTAAGCCTATTAGACTAGACAATGTTTTAGATCAAAAAGACATAGATCATGTTACAGGGCAAGTGGAGAATTATCCAGAGGGAGAGGTTAAGGTTCAAACCTGGGGGGGCCAAGGGGTACACGATAAAATAATTCTAGAACCTCATATAAAAGAAAAACTTACAAGATTAATGAGCGAGGCTATTGGAGAGCCCATGATTTTAGAACAAACGGCCGTTGCTAGATATAGCACTAAGTTTAATTTTTTAGTAAAGTTATTTCCTCATTACGACATGAAGCCAGTAGATATGTTTATCATGGACCTGCAGTTAAAAAGCAATCAAGATTGGGGTCTTGTTGTAGAAGGAGAGCAGTTTAATCTTAAAGACAACCAGGCCTTGATTTTTTCTGGAACAAATCAAATTCACTGGAGAGAGGGAAAAAATCTACCAGCAAACACTGACATTATTATGCTGTTTTGTTGGTTTACTCATACATCCCCAAAGTTAAAGAAAAAGAAACACGATAAGATGATGAGGGCTAGGGCAAGTATGATCATGAATGAAACAAATATACTTAGCAATAGTGTAAAGACTCAGATCGTTAATGATGAAATTATAATTAGGACAAAAGCCAATGAATAATGAGTTGCTAGATATTGACATAATATTAAAAAATAAAACAGTGAGCAAGTCAATATTAGAAAATAAAGACGAGGTAAACTTTTACCGTTTTAATGATTTGATCAGCCTACAGAATCAAAATGTTACCGTTCCTGGAATACTAATAAATAAAATTGTTCAGCATGTAAAAACAAAAATTAACTCAAACAAGGCTATATTTAAAGATGTTTATTTTGTTAAACATATAAATACTCAAAAAGAATTTATGCCAGGGTACATTGACAAAAATAAAGATATTTTATTAACTTTTATGATTCAGTTAACTCCCTCAGATGTAAAATACTCGATAGACAACGAAATAATAACATTGTCCAAGTGTGATGGAATATTGCTTAATCCAAAAAAACAACAATGCCAAGTTGTTTTATCAGAAGATAAGGAAGATTTTGCCAGAGTTTTATTTTTTAATTTTTTAATAAAGGATGGAAATTAATAACTTTGCAAAATAAATACTCTATTTATCCAGGAAAGTGGCCATGCAAAACATGCCAAGAAGAAGTTTCTTCATTAAGGCTATGGATAGAGACAGGAGATGCTACCTGGATGTGTAGTAAAAAACATATATCAAGAGTATCGCTTGTGCCTAAAAAGAAAAAGAAAAAGGACTTTAATAATGAGTGAAAGATCAGAAAGCAAAAGAATTGGGGCCAAGCAGCATAAAAACTCTGGAAGAAATAATCAAAAAGGGGATGCAACCTGGCAAAACTTTACCGTTGACTTTAAAGAAGTTAAAAAATCTTTTACTTTAAATAAAGACGTCTGGGCAAAAATAACAACAGATGCTATAAAAAATCACAAAGACCCAGCGTTGATAGTTTCTATAGGGGAAGAAAATTCTAAGGTTAGACTTGCGATTGTAGAACTATCTATCCTGGAAGACCTTGTAAACACAAAAAATACAACCCTGCAGAGTCGCCCTATAGACCAGGGTAGTGGTATAATATAATTATGTCAACCTTCAACTATGACCATTTACCAAAATACAAGGCTTTAATTGAAAGCCAAGAACACGTCAGGGATAGCGACTTTAACCCTATAGTTATTGATCAGATATTAACTAAAGAAGAAATAGATGAAATTCTTCAGCAAATGGAAGAATATCCAAAAGAGAATATTAAAATTCAAACTTGGGGTGGCCAAGGGGTGTATGTTGATCTTCAGCCAAGTGATAAAATAAAAGAAAAACTTACAGAAGTAATGAGCAACATTATTGGGGAACCAATGATAGTAGAACAAATTTCAATAGTAAAGTATAGTCCTGAGTTTGATTACATGGTAAAACTTTTCCCTCATTATGATACAAGACCAGTAGATATGTTTTTAATAGATGTTCAATTAAAAACAAACGAGCCTTGGGGAGTTATTGTAGAAGGAAAAACTTTTAACTTAGAAGATGGACAAGGTTTAGTATTTTCTGGTACTAGTCAGATGCACTGGCGAGAAAAAAAGATTTTACCAGCACACACAGATATAAATATGATGTTTTGTTGGTTTACTCATGTTCCTCCTAAATATAAAAAAAGAGATCATGATCGAATAATGAGAACCAGATCAAGCGTGTTGATGCATGAGACTGGGATAAACAGCGATAAGATAGAAACAGAAATAGTTGATGCTGAGGTTAAAGTTAAGGCTAAAGATAGTGCAAAGTAAATTACTTAAAAATGAAATTTATAAAAATGTTTTTACGAATAAAGAGATAGAAGATTTATATCAGGCAATTGATATAAAGCAAAGAGAAAAAACTTCAACCAACCCATTCTATGCACAAAAAACGTGGTTTGTTCCATTGCCAGAATCAGTAATAAATAAAATTAACTCTGTTGCTAAAGAAATATACGATGAGCCAGTTACACTTAAAGAAGTTTCTTTTGCAAGATATTCAAAAGAGTATGGCGAAATGCCAATTTTAACGCCACATTTTGACAACGCATTCCCTTCTCCAAGAGTAACAATTGATATTCAAATAAAATCAAATATAGACTGGCCAATCGTTGTTAATAACCAGTCATTTACCTTAAAGGATAATGATGCACTAACCTTTTCTGGAACCAATCAAATCCACTGGAGAGAATATAAAGAATTTAAAGATGATGATTTTATTGAAATGATTTTTGCTCATTTTTCAATAGATAGTGAGCCCTCTTATCAAGAAAACTATAAAAGCGAAATTGCAGAAAGCCTGGTTGTCGGTGGCATTAACTTTGCTAGGACAACTATTAGAAAACTTTTGAATATTGATTAATACAAGATTGACAATAACTTACTTTTGTGGTAATATAGTAAGATGGAAACAAAAAGTGGTATTTTTAAAAATTTCTTTACTTTAGAAGAAGAAAGAATATTAAGAGAGTTAGTAGAAACAAATAGAATGTTGGAGCCTGGATCTAGCAGGTACGCTCCAATGACTATTGAGTCAATGTCAAGATCTCAAATTGAATTTGTTATTCCAAAAAACATTGAAGAAAAATTAATAACACTAGCAAAACAGTTTGTTGATGATCCAGATTTAGAACTAACACATTATCAGTATCTGGACTACTTTGGTAAATATGGAAATGGCAATTCTCCAAATCTTCCACCACACCTTGATGTTGAAAACTACTATACAAAAGTTAGTATTGATTATCAAATGTCAAGCAATATTGATTGGCCAATTGTTGTTGAAGATGAAGGGTTTATATTACAGGATAATGAGGTTTTGGTATTCGAGGCTTCAGATAGAATTCATTGGAGAGATCCAATTATATTAAAAGAAAATGATAGATGCGAAGTTATTGTATTTCATTTTTCCAATAAACTTGAACATCAGCCTTATGCTGAAAAACAAATGAGTAAAGAAGAGCGAGACGTAATTATCAAAAGGCATAATAGTATGCCAAAAATGAAAGAATATAGAAAAAAGTTTTTCGAACAACTAGAGGCACTGAAAGGAAATAAATAATGGAGCCAGAAAAAACAACACTTGAATCTATTAATGGATTGGCAGAAATTGCCGAATACATGGATGATAAAGAATTGACAACATCTCTTGAGATGATCGCTAAACTTATCACAAAGCCAGACATTCCTATTGCTGTGGCAACTGTTGAAATTGTAAGGCTTCAGGCCATTGCTGCTAAACTTTCTTTAAAGGCAACCTGGATGGCCAATGTAGATAAAAACAATAGGGCTAAAAAAAATATTTACTACACAGCAGCAGAATCCGTAAACAACTTGGTCTCAGCACTCAAATACATAACTCGCTGATAACTGATATAATTAATTAAACAGAAAAGGATAAAATGACTAAAAATTTATTACAGCAGGTTATGATTAAAAAAGACAGCGCACCAACACCAGCGTTTGACGTTTCTGGTATAGCGGAAAAAATTAACAGCGGGTATATTGCAAATCAGGATCCAAAGTTTATGACAAAGAAAACATTTGCTCCATCTACTTTAACCTATAGCGATGGCAATGGGGTTTGTCCAAGATATTGGTATCTGGCATTCGAGGGGGCAATTTTTGAAACCTATAGCACTCCTTATGATATAGCAAATATGAGTAGCGGAGTTTTGTCTCATAGTAGAATTGAAAAGGCATTGCTAGATTCTGGCATTGCCCAGGTATTCCAAAAAGAAAACCCCAAAACAAAAGAAATAGAAAATACCACAGAGTTTAAAGTGGTTAATTCAAATCCTCCAATTTTTGGATATGGCGACTGTATGCTTGTCTGGAATGGCGAAGAGATTGTTGGAGAAATTAAAACACAGAATAATGAGGTATTCGAATATAGGAAAAAGGCTGGCAAGCCAAAAAAAGATCACGTTACTCAGACATTAATATATATGAAGATATTAAAAAAATCTAAGGGAATTATTATTTATGAAAACAAAAATAATCATGAACTACTACTTTTCCCCATTGAAGTAAACGATACCTATAGAGAATATATTGATAACACTTTTGCCTGGATGGATGAAGTTTTTGCTGCTTGGAAAAATAAACAATTACCAATTAAAAACTATAGAAGCAATTCTAAAAAGTGTAAAACTTGCCCAGTTAGAAAAACATGCGATGAGGCTGGAGATGGTGTAATTAAAATAAAAACTCTAGAGGAATTAAGTGAAACAATGTAGTTGGTGCAATAGTCAATTTAAACCTAACGTGAGTTATCAGGTTTATTGTAGTGTTCTTTGCAGAGAAGGCGCTACAAAAGAAAAAATATTTTCTAGATATAATTCTGTTAAACGACAAAAAAGAAAACTAAATCCAAAGAAATGTTCTGGAGGCTGTGGCATAGTTTTATCTATGTATAATGACGATAGCCTTTGTAATGTATGTCAAGTCAATAACAAAGAAGTTGAAAAGACATTAAAAAAAATCAAAGGAATTGTACGTGATAGCAAAAATAATAAATCTTGAGAATGCAAATAGGCAAAAGGTTTGTGCTGTCGATGCAAGCACAAATAGCATTGCCTTTGCTATTTTTGATAATAAAAAATTAGATTTTGTAGGAAAAGTAAACTTTACTGGAAATACAGTTTATGAAAAAATAGGGGATGCATACGCAAAAACCAGGGCGCTGTTTGATCTATACGATATAGATGTTGTTGTTATTGAGCATACTATTTTTATGAATAGCCCAAAAACAGTATCTGATTTGGCATTAATCCAAGGAGCAATACTAGCAGCATTTTGGGAATGCGGAGTTAAAGAAATAGGATCTGTTTCGCCCATAACCTGGCAGAACTACATTGGCAATAAGCGATTTAGCAAAGAAGAAAAAATAGATATGAGAAGTAAGACCCCAAATAAATCAGAGTCGTGGTATAAAACACAAGAGCGTGAAATAAGAAAAGAAAAGACTATTAGGTTTATTAACGTTCAATACGACAAAGATATTAGGGATAACGATGTTGCAGATGCTTGTGGGATAGGATACTGGGCAATTAATAATCTAATAAAGGCTTTTAAATGACAAATAGGGAGCCTCTTATTTTTAAAGAAGAAAAAGATGATGTTATATTAACAGTTAAAACCTTGGCTCCAACTAAATGGCTTCTTTTGGATCGGGAAACTGGTCAAGCGTATCAAGGAAACCCAGGAGGGTTTTGGGATAGACTTGATCCAGTAACAAGGGTTGACAAATAATACTATGACTGGTAAACTATATACAAGTGAGACTTGGCTTCGTAAGCGCTATGTTATGGATAAAAAGTCTACACGGGACATTGCTAAGGAATGTGGAACCAGCGTTGAAACTATTTACGTATACCTTGCAAAATTTGGATTAAGGAAGTCAAAAAGATGAGTAAGGCTAAAAAGATATTATTAACGACAGCAATAGTTACCGCTGTTGGCATAACATATGCCATTTCTACTTTTAAAGATTTACCAGACGTATTCGATTGGGAAGGTGAACCTGATGAAACTTGAGTCAGTATATAAAGATGTGAGAGATTTTAAATGCACTGATTTATATTTACATTCCCTAGGCGCTCCGTCTGGAATTAATATTTGGCAAGCCTGTCATTCAATTGCACAAATGCTTATTGAAAAAAATATTGCGTACGGGGACTCCGCTTTAGATCCAGTTAGAATTTTTAGTAAATCAGATCCAGTAGAACAACTACGTGTAAGAATTGATGACAAACTGAGCAGGCTTATGAAAGGCACCGACTATATTGGTGATAACGATATAGACGATCTAATAGGATATTTAGTATTATTAAAAATAGCCAAGGAAAAAAATGAATAAAATTGAAGTAAATCACCTAGTTTTAAACAAATTTAATAAAGAATTAGAAGGTTGGGGACATCTGTTTAAAGAAGAATCTTTAACCAGCATCACATTAAACCATAATAATTTTAGATGTGAAGAATTTGTAAGTAAGCATGAAGGAGAGCATTTATTGTTTTCTGGATGCTCAACAACGTTTGGAGTAGGCTTAGAAGAAGAAGAAGTTTGGTCAAAAAAGTTATACAATACAATAAAACAAAACAAAAAAGTTTCTGGATATTTTAATTTAGCAATGCCAGGAACTGGATGTTTAGAAATTGTTGCAAATATATTTAAGTATATTAACAAGTTTGGTAATCCAAACTCAATTTTTATTTGTTTGCCCAATATAGAAAGAGACTATATTCAAATCAATTCAGACAACCTTAAAATAATAGATAAAAATAAAATTCTTGAACCAGAATCTTTGCTTCATGGAAGATATTTAAAAAATTTTTATGAAAAATCTTTAGAGGTTCTTAAGATTAATACATTTCACTACTTGTTGTTTTTAGAACTTTATTGTAAGTCAAACAACATTAAATTATATATGTTTTCCTGGGATTACGATTTTCCAAAAATGGATCTTGATAGATTTTTTGTTTCATCTAAAAGTCAGTTTATAGATTTTTATAAAAATAATTTAGATTTACTAATTAAAGAAAAATATTCAAAAACATCCAGAGATGATCAGCACGTAGGAACTGCATTTCATTATTTTTGGTCAGATTGTCTTTATGATATTTATACAAAGGGGTACGCAAATGTCAACTGAAGCAGAGTTAGTAGAACATTTAGATCAGGTCAATAAGGTTGTTGAAGAATATCTAAAGGGTAATGATCCAACAAAAATATCAAAAGAATTAGAAATTCCAAGGGTGCGTGTAGTTGCATTAATAAATGAATGGAAAGTGATGGCATCAGCAAATGATGCAATCCGTGCAAGAGCAAAAGAAGCATTGGCATCAATGGATGCTCATTATGGAAAACTAATTACAAAAGCATACGAAGTTATTGATGAAGCAAGCCTTGGCAATAATCTTTCTGCAAAAACTCAAGGGATTAAACTGGTTGTGGATATTGAAAAAGCCAGAATTGAGATGCTTCAAAAGGCGGGACTGCTAGAAAATAAAGAGTTAGCAGAAGAAATGGTAGAAATTGAAAGACGTCAAGAGATTCTTGTAGAAATTTTACGAGACATCGCAAGCGAACATCCAGAGGTAAGAGATAAAGTTATGAAACGTTTATCTGATATTGCTAAGGATAATGAGGTGTTAACAATTGTCCACGACATTCAATGATTTTTTAGAAGTCTTAAAGGATAGTGTTTTTGAAGAAAATCCAGTAGACGTAAAAACGTTTGTTGAGTCCTCTGACTACCTTGGTCAGCCACAACTATCAGAAATACAATATAGCATTGTAGAGGCAATGAGCCAGATTTATTATAAAAAAGACTTAGAGTCTTTAATGGGAACAAATGATGGCGGTGCTCATTATGACAAATATACAAAGAATGAAATCATATTGCAACTTGGCAAGGGTAGTGGAAAAGACTTTACCTCTACGGTAGGATGTGCATACTTAGTATACAAACTCTTATGTCTTAAAGATCCAGCAAGATACTTTGGTAAGCCAGGAGGGGACGCTATTGATATTATTAACGTTGCTATTAATGCTCAACAGGCTAAGAATGTTTTCTTTAAAGGATTTAAAACAAAGATTGAAGGATCACCTTGGTTTGCAGGAAAATTTTATGCAAAAGCAGATAGTGTAGAGTTTAATAAATCCATTACGGTTTATTCTGGACATTCAGAAAGAGAATCGCATGAAGGTTTGAACTTAATACTTGCAGTGCTTGATGAAATTTCTGGTTTTGCATCAGAAGTTGGAACTGGAAATGAACAGGGCAAGACTGCAGAAAATATTTATAAGGCATTTCGTGGATCAGTTGATTCCCGTTTTCCAGATTTAGGCAAGGTTGCATTACTTTCATTCCCTAGATATGTTGGAGACTTTATTTCAAAAAGATATGACGATGTTATTGCAGAAAAAGAAGTAATTGAAAAACATCATAAATTTATTATTAATCCCACTCTTCCTGAAGATCATCCAGATAATACATTTGAAATTACATGGGACGAAGATTATATAAAGTCTTATAAATTCCCAGGAATTCTTGCATTAAAAAAACCAACGTGGGAAGTAAATCCAACTAGAAGTATTGAAGACTTTAAACTTTCATTTTTTACAGACCTTGGCGATGCCATGATGCGATTTGCCTGTAAACCAACATATTCTTCTGATGCATTCTTTAAACAAAGAGATAAACTAGAAAAATGCATGTCATTAAGAAATCCAGTAGACAGTTCAAAAAGATTTGATCCTTCTTTTCAACCAGATCCAGAAAAAATATATTATATTCATGCTGACCTTGCACAAAAACATGACAAGTGTGCCGTAGCAATTGCACACGTTGATAAATGGGTTAGTCTTCAAGTATTAAAAGATTATGAACAGGTTGCTCCAATTGTTATTGTTGACGCAGTTGCGTGGTGGGAACCAAAAACAGAAGGCCCAGTTAACCTGAGCGATGTAAAAAATTGGATTATTAATCTTAGAAGGCAAGGGTTTAACATAGGCCTGGTTTCTTTTGATAGGTGGCAATCATTTGATATTCAAAATGAATTAAAATCTGTCGGAATCAAAACTGAAACAATATCCGTAGGCAAAAAACACTATGAAGATCTAGCAATGCTTGTATATGAAGAGAGAGTTGCTATGCCCCTGATTCCTTTATTGTTAGACGAGATGGGGGAGTTAAAAATTATCAATGATAAAAAGGTTGATCACCCACGTAAAAAATCCAAGGACTTGTCAGATGCCGTATGCGGGGCAGTCTTTGGGGCAATTAGTTTTACGCCTAAAAATGTAAATCAAGAAATAGAAATACACACGTTTAAAGATAGGCCAAAGCAAGTTGACAGCCTTCCTGACAACGTGATACAATATAAACCTATCCCAGATGACGTAAAAGATTATCTAGATAGATTCAATCTAATATAAAAAGAAATAGGAGAAAAATGAATTCATTCAAGAAAATCGCTTTAGTTATGGCTGCAGCCTTGACAAGCACATTTTTTGTTGCAATTCCACAGGCTCAAGCAGCAGTGACAAACGGATATGTTCTATCCGACACACTTGCTAATGGTGCTTATGGAGTTACCGTTCTTACGGATACAACAAAGGCTGAGGCTGGAGTTAATGCTGTCGTTGTTTTAACAACATCAGACACACTAGCAGCAACAGCAGACGACAATGTATCTTTAGAGATATCAGGTCCTGCAACATTTACAAATTATACTGCAGCAGGTTCAAACCCTACTGGAGCAGCACTTACCAATTTAGGTAAACTGTTTACATTTACAGCAACAACATCAACAGCAGTAAACTTACCAACAAATGTTAAGTTAACTGTTAATGGTGCAGGAACTGTAACTGTAACTCAAAAGAAGAAGGTTGGATCAACCACTTCTACTATTGATATTAAAACTATCTATGCTGGAACAACTGTAAAAACAAACGTTTTGTCTGTAGCAGACTCTTACGTTCGTGTACAAGATTCAGCAACAGCAGGAACATTAGCATCTAGTGTAGATGTTGCAACTGCAACAAGCGTTACTAATGCGGGAACGGGATACGTAAACGTTCGTGCAATGGATGCTTATGCAGCACAACTATCAACTAGCGGTGTGATTCAGGCAACTGCAACTAACGGTGCGGTAGTAGCATGGGATGCTGCTCCAAGCACACAGGTTAATACAGCAGCCAAAACAGGAACTTCTGGAGTTTTATATGTAGTTCAAGGAACTGCAAATGAAAACAAGCCAGTAAATACAACAATTACAATTACTTTTAATGGTGTAACTCTTGCAACTAAAAGTATTGCATTCTCAGGTCGTGCAGCATCAATCTCCGTAACAGGTGTTGACATTGCACTATCTAATGGAACACGCACAGGAACTTATGACTTTGTAGTTAAGGATGCTGCTGGTAATCAATTGGCTGGAGTTACTCCAACTGCTGATACCACAAAGTATACTTCTCAAGTCACTGCAGTTTCTGTAGGTGGGGCATCATCTGCTACAGCAGTACAAACTGGTGGTTGGACATGCGCTGCTACATCTGGTTCTTCTATTGTAAGAATCAAGCATGTATTATCAGATCTATCTGAAATTTACTCAAACGAGTTTGTTGCAGCATGTGGTCTAGGCGTAAACAAGTACACAGCATCTCTTGATAAGAACTCTTATGTTCCAGGAGAAATTGCTACACTTACAATTTCCGCTACTGATATTAATGGCGCAAAGGTTGCAGATACCTCTACAGTTGGAAGTGGCGTTGCCATTTCTGGTGGCGGTATGACAGCAGTTGCAGCAGCAACATCAGCAGATACATTTGCTCAAGGAGTAAAGACATACAAGTTTACTGTTGGCAATGTCAATGGTGCATACAATATGATCGTAGATCTTCCAGCCTATGTAGCAACTGATACAGCAAAAACTGTATCTTACAAGATTGCAGATGGCGCAATTAGCAATGCTGATGTTCTTAATGGAATCGTAGCACTTATTGCATCTATCACAAAGCAAATTGAGCAACTTCAATTAATGGTTGCTCCTAAGAAAACAATCACATGTGTAAAGGGTAAATTAACTAAAAAGGTTACAGCCGTTGCACCTGTATGTCCTACAGGATACAAAAAGAAGTAATTAACTTCTCTAAATTAGAGGGTCAACTTAATTGTTGGCCCTCTTTTTTATTGCCTATTATCATTAATTAATTAATAAATGATATAATACCACTGTAGAGATACATTGGAGTGACCCCCCCAATTGAATAGAATAAAGCGTAAAATATTCATTATATTAGGTTCTGCATTATGCATAACTATTTTTGGAATCATGGCCCCTGACCATGCTAAAGCCACGGATAACCAAGATCAAGTTGTTGTAAGTCCTGCTCAACAGGCAGTTAATAGCGCCCTTACAACGGCTACTACAGAGGTCCAGCAGGCCATTACAGCCACAAACGATGCTTTGGTAGAGGTAACACAAGCACAAACCGAATATTCCCAAGCCCAAGGTATTACAGCAGAAGTAGCCACAAAAATATCTCTGGCTAATACAGAAATAAATAATGTTCAAACCGCTATTAACAGTATTAGTAGTGTTGATTTGTCTGCTACCCCAATAGATCAAAGTTCTCAGGTAGTTCAAGATGCAAAGGCTACAGTAACTACTGCAACTACCGCTATAAATAATATAACAACACAAATAACAGAGGCTCAGACAGCAATATCTGAAGCCGTTGCAGCAAAAACAGAAGCATCTACAGCACAAGCAACTGCACAAACCGAATTAACTCAAGCAAACCTTGCTATTGATGCTGCTCAAACAGCAGTCAATAATTTACAAGCCACTATTGGAACTAGCACAAATGTTTTGGCTGGAGTAGATGATGCTGGGGTTCAAATGAATCTTCCGTTCGGAATGCAAATGGGAAGTACTGTTTATAACAACGTTTATGTTGGGTCTAATGCAACAATAACATTTGGCGTAAATGAGGGTGGCGTATACCATACAACTCCAAGTGCCCCATCCGTATCTATAGCGGGATGGGACTGGACAACCTGGAGCACAGGAACAGGTATTACCTATGCAACAACTGGTACAAGTTTAGATATTGCTTGGGACCTTCGTCCATACCCACAACAAGATGCCTCTACACAAATGGTTCAAATTAGATTTAATGCTGATGTTAATCCAAATGACGGTGCATGGATAGCAAGTGTAACTGCTAATGGACCAATACCAGATCAAGCAAGATTTAATGTTAGAGAAACAACTAACGGTGCACTAATTCCAATTACAGATACTAATGTTGGAGCAGGTTTTGCTGGACAAATAAGTCAAGGTGCAGCATTTACTCCATATGTAGATCCAAACACAGAAACAGTTCAGGCAGCGGTTGACGCAGCAAATACAACCATTGCACAATTAAACTCAAGCCTTACCCCAGTCGTTGCCCAAAACACTACAAACACGTCAGCAATAAATGCTATTAACACAACATCTTTAACCAATACGGTAAACTCAGCGGTATCAACAAAGACATCTCTTGAGTCATCATTAAACACTAAATCAAGTCAACTAGTTACTGCAATTAATAACAACATTCCAACCCCTGCCCCAATAATTTCAACTCCAATTGTTGCAGGGACTACCGCAACTATTACACCATCCTTACCTCAAGGATATACAGCAAACACTTGGTTCTATCAAGTAATAACAGATGATCCAGATGCAGAAAATCCATACGAAGGTGGAACATATAATACAGATGGTGCTCCTGCATCTATTCAGTTAAGTGGTTTGACAGAAGGCGCTACCTATACTGTTAGAGTTGCTAACTGGTCTGGACCTGTAAGTCAATATACTGATACTGTTATTTCTGTACCAGCACCACAAGGTGCAAATTTAAATGGCGGTGGTCCTGTAGATACAACTCCAGTTGATACAACCCCTATTGACACAACTCCTGTAGACACAGAACCTGTAGATACAACCCCTGTGGATACAGAACCAATTGAGACAGAGCCTGTGGATACAGAACCAATTGATACAGAACCAATTGATACAGAACCTGTAGATACAGAGCCAGTTGATACAGAACCTATAGATACAGAGCCAGTTGATACGGAGCCAATAGACACAGAAACAGTTGACACTCCTGCAGAAGAAGCAGAGGTTGTATTTGAAGAAAGTGAAGTTTCTATTGAAGAAATATCAGAAAGTGGTGCAAATCTTTCTGTAGAAGATATTCAAGAAGTTATTACTGATTTAATTAGCGATAGTAGTTTAGATGCATCTGAGGTTTCTGCAGTACTAGAAGCAATTGCTGAAGGTGGAGAGGTTTCTGCAGAGATTGCTGCTGAAGTGTCTGAATCTTTATCAGAAGGCGGATTAACAGAAGCGGAAGCAGAATTTATTACAGAAATGCTTTCTGCAGATGGAGAAATAACAACTGCAGAAGTTGTTAATTTATCTGAAGCCTTATCTGAAGACGGCAAATTTACTTTAGCAGAAAAAGATTTAGTTGCAGATGTATTGATAGAATCAGCAGAAGGAGCACCAGTAACTGCTGCAAACATAGAATCGGCGGGACTTGAATATCGTGATCTTCCACCTACAATTCCAGTAGAGGTAAGAGAAGATGTAAACGGAAACCCCGTAGTAATTCAAGCAGAGGTAGCATCTGCCCTCCTTGTATTAGAAAGTCCAGCAGCGCTGGCAGGAGCAATTGCTGCTTGTTTTAATCCAGATGAAGCAATTGAAGGTTTGACAGAAGAGCAAAAATGTGAGTTGGGCAAAGCCCTACTTAACATGGGTGCTGATATGTCTATTCCAGAACGTGAAAAAGCAGAAGATATTGTGGTTGTAACGATCATTGCTGGTCAATTGGTTGTTGCTACCGCACCTAGAAGAAGGAGATAAAATGAAAAAGTTCAAAGAATGGGGCATGGCAGCCCTAAACGAAAACTTTACATTCCTTGGCTTCTTTGTGGCCTGGGTAGTACTTGAAGGCAGCGCAAAGACGGTAGTAGGGTATGTAACCCTAGCATCGGTAGCCATATGGTTTGCAACCATAGGAATACGTAAAGAAGACGAATAATACTATAAAAAATTATTTTAATGTATAGTATAATATAAATATGAGAAAGTTGACCTCAGTCCTACTTTGCGGTATACTTGTAATAAGCCTTTCTGCTTGTTCAAGTCGCTACAGGTATTCCTGTCAAGACCCAACAAATTGGAAAGAAGCAGCATGTAATCCGCCAATCTGTGAAGCAAACGGTACATGCACAAAAGATTTAGTAAAGGAAACTAACAATGAGTAAAAGAAGGACGCAAGCAGAACTAGATGGTTTATTAAAATTTGTATTAGGTCTTACTTTAGGAGCAATTTTATTCTTTACAACAATGGGGATTTTATATGCCCTTGTCTTTGTTGAGCAACCATTAACTGGTCAATCCGAAAACGATAAAATGTTTTTTAATGTTCTTGGTAGCGTAGCAACTTTTATTACTGGAACACTTGCAGGTATTTTAATTGGTCAGTCTGGTGCAAAAGATATTATGGATGCACAGTTGTCTAATAAAGAAATGGATTCTAAAAATACATTAGCAGATAAAAAACTTGAATCAGAAATTGATGAAGCAAAGGCACGGAGATTAAATAAACCTGACGGCGCAATGCCAGAAGAACAACCAGTCGATACAGATTGGGATAAATAATGGCGGAGCAAGGTACAGCAGCACGACTTATTGAAGTTGCCACTGCAGAAGTAGGAACTGTTGAAGGTCCTAAAGATAATGAAACAAAGTATGGAGCATATACTAAAGCCAATTTCCAACCATGGTGCGGATCTTTTGTAAATTGGTGCGGGAATGAAGCAGGAGTAAAAATTCCTAATACTGTTTACACTCCTGGTGGCGCAGCAGCATTTAAAAAGTCTGGTCAATGGATTGATGTGGATGTTGCAGATCCAGAGCCAGGAGATATTGCATACTTTGATTTCCCATCTGACGGGGTAGATAGAATATCCCATGTAGCAATTGTTGTTAAAGATAATGAAGATGGAACAGTCTGGTGTGTTGAAGGAAATACTTCAGGAGATCCAAAGGGTAGTCAGCGCAATGGTGGAGAGGTTTGTAAAAAACTTCGTGCCTATAAGAAAAATAAAAAAGGAATTCTTATTTCTATTGTGGGTTTTGGAAGACCTAAATTTGGTGCCTCTGCATCAAAAACACCAGCAGCCCCTGTAAAAAAGGGTACTGCTAAACCAAAAACATGCTCAGCATGTGGACAAACTATAAAATAATAGTGCTTGACTAGCCAAAATTTTTTGGTATACTTAAATATACCAGTTTGAGAGGATTCCTATGACCATTATTGCCGTTGTTAAACAAGATGGTAAAGTTTTTATGGCAGGGGATCGTGGCGCTTCCGATGATGATAATATAATGTCTATTGTTGCCCCCAAAGTTTGGAAAACTGGCCCGTATCTTTTTGGATATGCTGGAACTATGGATGGCGAAAGAATTAGACATAACTTTAAGCCACCACTACCAGAAGGAAATTTAGATAAATTTATGTATACTAAATTTATTAAATCATTAAGAAAGTTTTATGAAGAGTGGTGGGTAGACACAACCAAAGACGCAGATTTTGGAATGATAGTCTGTATTCGTGGAAGAATATTTGAGCACAATGCAATTGATATGTCATTAACAGAATATCAACAACCATTTTTATGTATGGGTTCTGGCTCTGCGTATGCATATGGGTCCTTATACTCAACACAAAAACAAAAAAATCCTAGAAACAGAGTAAGGCAAGCAGTTGCATCAGCAATAGAATACTCCCCTTCATGTAAAGGGCCAATAGATACGGTGAGTGCATAATGAATAACATGTTTGAAGAAGAGCAAGAAGAACTTTCTAATATTCAGGAGTTTGACATTTGGCTAGAAAATGGAATTAACAGAAAGTGGATTACTCCACCATTTTGCAATACGCATGAAGGAGATCCATATATGACAGAAGAGGAACAACAAGAGTGGGAGGATGGCGGAGATCCTTGCCAGGTTGTATTAAAGATAATTAATTAATATGATAATTTTAGGTATTAACGAAACATCCCACGATGCATCTGTGTCTTTAATTGACAATAATAAAATATTATTTGCGGGTCATTCAGAAAGATACAGCAAGCAAAAAAATGATTGGTATGTAAACAATGATTTAATTAAAGACGCATTGTCATATGGAAAACCAGACTACATAGCCTATTACGAAAAGCCACTTTTAAAAAAAACAAGGCTTGTATTAAATGGTGGCTTGGGAGATTGGAAACCAAAGTTTAATATAGAGAACGTTCCAAGAGTATCATTTAAACATCATTATTCTCACGCAGCAGCAGGATATTTTACAAGCACCTTTGATGATGCCGTAATAGTTGTTTTAGACTCTATTGGTGAATTCAACACGTCAACAATTTGGACTGGGCAAGGCTCTAAGATAACACTAAAAGAAAAGCACAATTACCCATTTAGTTTTGGCCTATTCTATTCCTCATTCACACAGTTAATTGGCCTAATGCCGAACCAAGAAGAATATATTATGATGGGTATGGCAGCGTATGGTGATTCAAAAAAATACTATAAAAAAGTTAATGAATATTTCCCCTCAATAAAAAAACAAAAATATAACTTCCATAAAGGAATTACAGACTGGGGCTGGGTTAAAACAGAACAAGACAAATTTGATATCGCTGCAGCAGTACAGGATGTGTATAAGAATAGACTAACTGAGTTTATGCAACACGCACAAAAAATTACTGGCAAATACAATTTGGTGTTTATGGGTGGATGTGCTTTAAATTCTTCAGCAAATACAGAGTTATGGAATATTTTTGATGATATATGGATTATGCCAAACCCAGGAGATGCTGGATCATCACTAGGAGCAGCAGCAGCCCTCTACGGAAAACATTTAAACTGGAAAACGCCATACCTTGGTTATGATTTAGGAGGTAAGTATCCCGTCAATGAAATTGTCGAGGGTATATTAAAAGATAAAATTGTGGCGGTAGCAACAGGAAGAGCAGAATACGGACCACGAGCATTAGGCAATAGAAGCATACTTGCTGATCCAAGAGACCCTGATATAAAGGATAGGGTTAATTTAATAAAGCAGCGTGAACCTTTTAGACCATTCGCCCCAGTTGTTATGGAAGAATGTGCAGATAAATGGTTTGATATGGATTTTACTAGTCCATATATGCAGTACACAGTAAAATGTCTTCAGCCAGAAAAGATCCCGTCAGTTGTTCATGCTGATGGAACCTCTAGAGTACAAACCGTTAATCGTCATCAACACAGAGATTTGTGGCGAGTTTTAAATAAGTTTTATTTACAAACTGGTGTGCCAGTTCTATTAAATACAAGTTTAAATATTAAGGGTCAGCCTTTGCTAAATGATGAAAAAGATATAGAACTTTGGGAAAAAACTTATAATCATAAAATTATAGTAGGATCAATATGAACAATTTTGATTTTAATATTTGGGAAAATTCTACAAAAAAATCATTTGTCTTTATTAATAAAAGGTCTAATATAAAAAATGACTGGTTAGACTATGATGAAATTTTAAAAACAGAGTATAAAGATTCAATTATAAAGCCAATCAATAAATATATGTATAAATTATCATCACCCCCTAGATTGGTTTCGATTATAGACAACACAGTTACGTTGTGTCAAGAAAACTTTGCAGAGGTTTTTTTGCTAGAAAAAAATAGTAAACTAGATGCCATAGAAAAAATACACATGAGGCAGTTTTATAAATATGGAGAAAAAACTATAGAAAATGAAGAATGTTTTAGCGAAATTTTTAGATGGGCAATGACCTGGTTTATTGATTGCGATGGGATTGAAATCGACATTTCCAGACCAAAGGACTCTCCATTTTATTTTTATGAGGAAAAATATATTTCTAGCAAAGAAAATTCAGATATTATTGATCCAAAAATGCTACTTTTTCAATTTAAAAACAAAGGCTCACACATAAACCCAGACGGGTATGGTAGAATTAAAAGAAGGCAACCAGCCTACTTCATTACTTTTACCGCAGAGAATGATGTTGTAGCAAGAATTAAGGAGTTTTATGGCAAAGATTAAGTTTTATCCTTTTAGTAAAGAAACCCAAGCAATGTCTCCTGCGCCAACACCAGCATCTAAAAATATTCCAGAATGGTACAAACAACAACCAGCATACGGCACATCAGACGAAGAACAAATGTTAAAGACTGGCGGGACTGGATCAACAGTAAAAAGATGTATGCCAATTTTTGATATTATTACTAGCGGATATATTATATATATTCCTTGTGACATATATGTAGATGCAACAGATCCGAATAAACTAAAGTGGTCTGTGCCATCTTTTGCTAGTCAAGTAAAGCGAGAGTTAGTTTCTTCTCATGCTCCAGAGCAAGTATCTCACTATCCCCTAAATGAAAAACAATACCATAAAGAAATTTTTAGAATTATGCCGTTTTGGTCTGTTGGAACAGAAAAAGGATATAGCACTTTGTTTACTCATCCTTTTCACTCAGATCAATTACCATTTAGAACATTTGGCGGAATAGTAGATACAGATAAATTTATTACAGACGGTCACTTTTCAATACAACTAGAAAAAGGATTTAAAGGGGTTTTAGAGAGAGGAACTCCCCTAGTTCAGGTAATTCCTTTTAAAAGAGATAATTATTCTATGGAATTAGTTGATGTTGAGGAATCTAATAAAACTTTATTGTCTCAAAGACTTTTAATAAGAAGTAAATTTAAAAATTTTTATAGAAATAACATGAGGGTTGCAAAAGACTATAAATGAGTAAAAATAAAAAACTAACTTTTATTCCAACAATTAAAGACTTTGAAAATAAACTAATCCCCCCTGTACCAGCAATTTCTCAAGTACCAGAGTGGTATAAAAGTTTATCTTTGTACGGCCCAACAAATAGTGAAAAAAATTTAAATCCAATAAACCATGTAGGTACGGATGGAACTTTAGTTGCAACAAAAAAATGTATTCCATTTTTTGACGCACTAACATCTGGCTATTACTATTTACTGGAAGATGATCTTGAGGTTAGTCAAAATGAACACGGATATCCAAAGTTAACTTGGAAAGGTGACGTTATGTTGATCGATAAGCGACCAACCCTTGAGGTTCCAATACCAGGAGACTGTCATCCAGTACACTTTGGAGTAAGAATGAATTGGTTTTATAGAACACCTCCAGGATATTCTGTCCTAGTGACTCACCCAATGAACAGGTACGATCTACCATTCTATACTCTTTCTGGAGTTGTAGACTCAGACTCTTGGGGCTTGCCAGTCTTTTTTTCTTTTTTTGTAAAAAGAAACTTTATCGGAACTATTCCAAAAGGTACTCCAGTTATGCAATTTTTTCCTTTTAAAAGAGACTCTTGGGAAATAGAGGTTGACGATAGCAATGAGATTATTGAAGAAGAAGAATTCAAGGCAGAAAATAGAAGAACAGTTGTTACTGGATACTATAAAAAAGATATCTGGAAAAGGAAAAATTTTAAATAAATGACAGACAATACAAATATTAACAAAGAGTGGGAAAGCATTAATGTTGTTATGTATTCTTACAAAAGCAAGAATGCTATAGATACATTAGAAGACTTACTAAAAAAAAGATCTAAAAGTATTTTTATTTTTATTCATTGGCATGATCAAAATGCAATAGATAGGTCAAAACTTCTTGAGAACTTGGTCAATGCTTATGATAACTGTAATGGAGATTACTTCCATATTAACTGGGACAATAATGAGGGAGCCGTACAATACAAAGATAATAGGTTAAAGGCAACTATGGGTGGCAAATATCATATGACAATAACGCCAGGAACTGAACTATTTCAAAACTGGGACACTGAATTTATCGACTATGTAAAAGACAAGAATGTTATTATTTCTGGAAATAAACAAGTAAAGTTTGATAACTCAAAAATTTTTTATGTAAATAAGACATTTAGTGATGTTTTAGACTACACGGTTACTAACTATATAGATAGAAATTTAATCTTTGGAAATGTAGTTATGATGAAAAATAGCAAAATTGGAGATTATAATTTTCCAGGATGGTTAAAGTATTACGGAGAAGAAGAACTTTTGTCTTTGCAATATTGTACAGATAACATAGAAATTGTTGCCGCCCCAACAAATAGGGTAAACATAAGCCAATATAGCACCCTGTCTGACTTTAATTATTATGTTCCTTTTTCTAAATATCACAATTATAATCAAGTTATAAAATTATTTAAAACAGGGGCAAACGAAATGATAGGAAATTACGGTAAAGAAAAAATAGAAAAATTTTCCCAAAAGCATAATTTTGATTTTTCAAGTCTTCATTGGCTTCCTTTTTGGGGAAATGATGTTTCTTATAGGGTTAGCGAAACATCTTATGATAAACTAGGTGGAAGAAGATTCATAAAACAAGTTAAAGAGGTGGAATGATATGCATAGAATATCTGTAATTGAAGACTTTATTGAAGAGAAAGATGCTTTAAGGTTAATTTCAGAAATGAATAATCCTTCTGAAACAAACCCTTATCCAGAGTACTATAAAAAAAGATATGGGGGCACGGCTTTTCCTTATAATGACAATGTAATGAGCATTTTAATTAAATACGGGAATAAAACTAACAATATTCATAAATCTTTAAACGGTTACTTAAACGATATTTATGTATTTAAAGCATTTGGCTCGCACTGGACTGCTGGTACTAAGGGTGATTTGCATATAGACGCCCAAGGACCAGAGCCATTTATTGAATGGAGCACTATCATGTATCTTAATGATCCTTCGGAATATGAAGGTGGAGAAATTTACTTTCCCAATCAAGGATTTACCTATAAGCCTAAAAAATTTTCTGCTGTATTTTTCCCTAGCGCTGGGACAGAATATATTCATGGAATAACAGAAATTGGCTCTGGACATAGATATACTGCGCTTTATATGCACACATCATTAAAAAAATACTCAGATCCAGATTTTTTAAAATAAATAATTAATAATAAGAATTGATAAGAATGGAAATTCTTTTATTTTCTAATTTGTCTAAAAGGTCTGGCTCTACCAAAATTCGATTATCTCTATCATAAAATCTTAAAATTAATACATCGTAGTATTGATCTTATAAAAATTCCTTTT